TTTTTATTTCTTGTTTTTATTTCTTGTTTTTATTTTATTTTTCTTGTTTTAAACGGCGGCGGCAGCCTCAGCCTTCACCGACTTGGCGAAGTGAGGGCTCATGTACTTCTGAAGATTGAAGTAGGTTAGGACATCAGTCTTCTGGAGCTTGAGAAGAGCCGCGAGCTTGGCATCAGGGTTGATCTGGCGACCATTTGCCTTGTCCTGGAGATTGTTGGTGCGGATGTAGGCATTGATGTCGCGAGTCACTGCAGTGCGCGCCATCTCGGTGCCCTTGTCCTTGCCAAGGAAGGAGGCAAGCTCGTCGCTAATGCGAGTGGGCTTCACGAAACCACTGGGGGCGCGGTTGCCGGACTTGCGCTTGCGCTTGGAGCTCTGCTTCTGGGCAGCCTTAAGCTCGCGCTGCCACTTCTTCTCAAGACCCTTGTACTCAGACTTTAGGGAAGAGATGAGGGAAGCAAGCTGCTGGAGCTTAGCATTGAACTCGGTGGATTGCTCAATGATAGACGCCTCAAGGGAATCAACCTCGGTAACGGCCTCAACGGGGGCAGCGACAACGGGGGAAGCAGCCTCAGCAACGGGGGCCTTGGCCTTCTTGACAGTCTTGGGGGCCTTAACGGCAACATTCACAACGGGGGCGGACTCAACGGGAGCATCGGAAGACGACTTAGGCTTACTAGTTCTTACCATTCTATACTATACCTAGACGACTACCTTTTAAGTTGGTTTTAGGTCTAATATATATATTTGTGATGCCACACAATCACAAATGTATACTATGAAATTCTAAAAATGCGACACCGATTGAAAAAGCCAAGGAAGAGATGAAGCAGCATTTTCACTAACTAATGTCAAAGCTCCAAGCACGTAATAGGCTCCTAAAGTTTTACTATCCTTGTCAACGCCAGTATTTACGAGTTTTTCTAAAATAGTTAAAACAACCTTTTTAACATTTTCATTATTTTCTTCGCTATTCAAATAAGAAAAATTAATATTCCTAAAAGGATCGCCAAATGGAGGACAAATTTTCTTTTTCATTTCGCTTGTTAACTGTGCTCTATAAGACCAAATATCAATAAGTTCTCTCACAAACTTGATCATTTGAATCCTTGGCAACAATGAAAACCACAAAGGATCGCTGTAGTTTCCTAAAGCATCAATATTCTGAAATAAATCAAGGGTTCTTAATTCTACCGACTTTTCATTTGATACAGTTTCATCCTTAATCTCAATGTCAATAGGAATCTTTAGGACTCTGCTAACTCTAATTAAATTTCGCATGTCTTGTATCACCATTTTTGAGATGTCATTGCGATTATAAGGATTTTTCACACTCTTTCCAGATTTCAAAATCAAATTATAGAGAGAAATAATGTCAAAACCATAAATAAAACCATCTGCATCCTTGTAGCTGAAAAATTGCGAACAATCTAATTCTTTCATTGTGTCGCCGGTCAAGAAGTCCGAATCATTTGTGCAAAGACTTCTATTTGAAAACGCCGGACCGTGCAATAAATTGCACTTGCGCTGTAAAAATCCCCTAAATATTTTTTGAATGTTAACAATTGTTTTTGATAATTTTAAAAATACGTAAATGCGACCTAAAAGCTCATTCTTGTTTCCAGAAACTTTTAATTTATATTGCTTTGCAAACTGCTTCAATTGTTGCACGTTGTAATTATATTTAAAAAGAATATCAGAATTCTTAACAGTCGGTAAGCATAAATTGTCGTTATTAATTTTTTCTAGTTTTTTTGGCGTCGGTATAGTTTTTTCACATTTTGAAAATAAAACATTGTTATAATCTTCTATTGATATAACAGAAATAAGCACGTTATTTTTTTTAATAAAGTTTATATCCGTATACTTTCCAGCAATCATTTCTTATATATATCATATAGAAATCTTTTTGAGCCATTTTGTTAAAATAATATTATTTAAAGACGCGAAACCTTGAATGGTGTCGTTTCGCGAGAGTGATTTTCATTTCTAATAACATTTCAAAAAAAAATTGATTTAAAGATAGCCCCTTTATTATAAGTATCATAGCAAGCATGGCCGAGACAATCGTTGATGGAACCCAATTTAGCGCTCAGAATATTCGTTATTCTGCACCCAAGGCAAATGCCGCCGGTGGTAAGAGCGTCAATATTCTTAATAGTACTACTAATTCTGGTCTGAGACTCGCAACTCCTCTTATGTTGACGTGGGGTGCGTCTGAGTTTGAGGGAAATGGAAAGTTTGAAATGTCGCTGCAATTTCCTCGCGGCGAATACGCAAACGCTGATACTGATGCGTTTCTGCGAAATATGCAGGCTCTTGAGGCTAAGGTGAAGGCCGATGCGCTCGCCAATTCTAAGGATTGGTTTGGTAAGCAGCACACCAGCCCCGAGGTAATTGACGCACTTTACACTCCTATGCTCAAGTATTCTAAGGACAAGCTCACAGGCAATCCAGATCTCACCAAGGCGCCGACAATTCGCGTGAAGCTTCCTCTTTGGGAGGGCGTCTGGAAGTGCTTGATTTGCGACGAGGATGGCAAGAAGTTGTTCCCCGGTGAGGCCACCAAGACTCCGCTTGACTTTATCAAGAAGGGTACTCAGGTTGCGGTCATCATGCAGTGCGGTGGCATCTGGTTTGCAAACGGCAAGTTTGGTGTGACCTGGAAGCTCGCTCAGGCTGTTGTTCAGCGCCCCAAGGGCTCGCTTCTTGACGAGTGTTTGATTAAGCTCAAGCCTGCCGACAAGGCGCGCCTGCAGGCGACTCCCGCTCCTGACGCGGATGATGATGAGCCCGTTTCCAGTACCGTTGTTGACGATTCTGACGAGGAGGAGGAGGAGGAGGATGAGCCTGTTCCTACTCCAATTGTTGTTGCTCCTCCTCCGGCTCCTGTTGAGGTTAAGAAGGAGGTTGCCGCAGCTTTGACTGAGGAGCCCAAGAAGAAGAAGGTGGTCAAGAAGAAGGTTGCTGCCGAGGCTTAAACAAAAAAGATAATTAAAGTAAAAACAAAAATTAGATAGTAGTTGTACCCTGTAACAAGTAATAAATAAAAACTCTTTTTTATTTAGAAGGGAACCCAGGTTCCCTTTCAAACCCTCCTACATTATTTTTCATTTTTACTCAAAAAAATGAAAAACTTATAATTATTTGCGTCTATGCTTTCTAGTACGCTTAGACTTTTTTGTCTTTTTTATTGAACGCCTGAACTTTCTAGTTTTTTTTGTTTTTTTTGTTTTTCCACCCATAATAGCGCACTGACCCTTTTTATCGCATTTTTTTGTTATGCGTCCCAAAACTTTTTCGCTTTCTTCTCTCGGCAATGTGTCGTGGTGCAGCGCCTCTATTCCTGGAATTTGTCCTCTGAATGCTTCGCCTGACCTTGTCTCAGACGTTGCGTCGGAATCTTCCAATGGTCTGCACAATGGATCGTATATTTGCAAGTGTTGTATTCTAAGAAGATAACCCAACATTATTAATTCACTTAAGAATAGATTCGGTTCAGTTTTTGAAAATATTTTATTAGTTATTAATTTAAAAGCATTGTACTCTTTTGTCGCTCTTTGAATGTCTAAAACTCCATAAAAATACGCATCTAATCTTCTTTTAGCTTCTGGAAATTGTATGTTATTTAGATCAAATTCCCTACTCGTTGGCAAGGGGTTTCTTTTTGGCCCCCATCTAGATTCAGAAACAGGTAAAACTAGATCCGGTATTTCAAGCCCAGTTGAATCTCTCATATCAATTAAATGCAAGCCTTCTCTCGCTCTAAACTCTGGTTCTTCTCCTTCATTTGGTCTTAATTGATAATATCTATCTGCGCTATCAGGTTTTACCTTTTTAGTTACCCAAATTTCTTCCATTCGCATCAATCTTACTATATCCGCCTGCCAAGTTCCTCTTGAACTTAATTGAAATTCACCACCTCGTCCCCATATTTCAATAAAATTTGCTCGCAATTGTTGTTTTACAATATAGTCTAATGTATCCAACATATCAGGCGTTACTTGCGCTTCACCTATATATTGATGAAATAACTGATATATATTTCTCACAACTTGAACATCTACTTCAGAAGTGGTTAGTCCAGCCCATCGTTCATTGTCTTCTAATGGCATTTGCATTGGCGCAGAAGGACCTGGCAACCCCATAGCCATTGTTAACGAGACATTATTTGTTATATAACTTGATAATGCTGCTTTTTCGTCTGCAAATTCTTCAAATGTGTTTAGCATTTCATCTATAATTGACGTTCTCATTTTAACATCTAAATCATTTCCATGCCCAGTGATAACCCAACATCCAGACGTCGTTGTTTTGCTTGGAGACACTAACGGGAATACTTTTGCAAATACAGCCATTAAATCTCTATTTGACAGATTGGGTGTTTGTAGTTGACTTTTAATTTCTTCAATTATTTCTGGTTCTGCCATTTAATGCTTAACTATATTATTCAAATATTATTTTAATAATTATATCTGCTTTTTCATCTATGTTATAAATATCCGCATCTAATATTTTTGATATTCCCTTTTTTCTTAAAACGTGTGTCTGAACCGGTCTTAGAAATAGTTGGTCCAAAGGCAATTCAAACGAATTATTTCCAATCTTTATGATTCTTGTCTTCTCATTCAAGAGAGAAAAAGTAATTGGAATACGTTCAGTTATTACTAAATTGTTGTCCTCGTCTATCTCCATATTTTCAGGCAATTCCGGATTGCATTTTACTACTATATCCGATTCAAAATGCAATTCGCTGTGCCAGAGAGGAACAAAATACAGCTTATTATCAATGTCTAGTTTATAGACGTTGTTCTGGAATAAATCATTTATGTTTGGGTTCAGTACGTAAATCTGCATGTCCTTGTATTTGTCTAACAATATTTCTCTCACCTTGTCCAAAGTATTGTCAGTTAAACGCAACAAAGTCTTGTATTTAACAATAAAATTGTAGACTGCAAGAGACTGTTCTTTATTCATGTCTTCAAATAATTTCAATGAAATTTCTTTACATCCGCTCACAATATCTTTTACAATGTTTGAGAGAAATTCATTGTATTTGCCTTTTAGAATGCCGTCAATAAACAAATGCAATATTGCAGTGTAACCTGAATTCAAATTGATATGTTCTTCCCCAAGTTCAGTATAATTATTTATAATACTTATTTCTCTCTTCAACACTTCATAAGCATGTTGGATTCTTTGGAAATATTGGGTTGACTCTGGAGTATTGCCGTTCTTATCAGGATGGTTTTGCAGCGCTAATTTATGATATCTTTTCTTTAATGATTCTTGCGATAGATTTGAAACGTTTTCAATTTCAAATATATGTAAAGCTTCTTCTAGGTCCATTAATTAGTATTTTAACCAAAATAATATCTAAGTTGTAAACATTATTTTATATATTAATTTGGGATAGACGATGTGGCAACTTTATAATCAATATACTCTTTTGTTTTATTTGACATTTGTTTCGCAATGTCACGTGTATTATCAACATTGTTAAGTCCAACGTGTCTCTTATTTAACCCAGATACTTGAGTTCCGGGCGCAACATAAACTGTACCATTAATGTTAGTAGTTCCATCCAATGAGGCGTCCTTAATATATTCCGGCATTATAAATAATAAAAACATTCTAATTTTTATTAAGTTAATCCATATACAAAAAACACAACAATGTTTCTAGAAACAAAACAAAACAAAAAATAAATTTAAAAAGAATGGATTATACTAGCCACGTAAAACATCAGGTTCTCTACATGATAAATCGGTCTGTAATTATTGTTATAGTATTGAAAAAAAGTATACGTTTTTACAAGCAATCCAGAAATATCTTTATCCTTAATCTTTTTTTGAGATATTAAAGTTGAAATAATATACCACACACATTCTGCAATGTCTAAATTGTAAATGAATATGTCGTATAAAAGATCCCTAAATTTCAAGAATTTTATTTCTTCTATTTTTATAATTGAATCAATAATTTTATCGCAAATGATTTTGTGTGGCATCATTAACGGATCAAGAACGTTGCTTATATTTTTTATATTTGCAATATTTTCAAGCTTTATAGAATTTGGAAGTCTAGTTTTAATACATTTTGCATAAAGCGACTTGGTTGGCCGAGGAATATTTATTATCTCACAGCAATTCAATATATTGTCTGGAATAAAACTAATTTTTTCGGCAATTAATATAAACTTCAAATCAATTGCGCTCGCATTATTCTGTTGCATGTAGCTGTAAAAATTTTCCAAAAGCTCGCTATGTATTTCGTGGAAATATTTGCACAATATAATTCCCGATTTTTCTGTTTTTGCCGAAATAATGTCAATGATTTGCATATAAATGTCGTGCCACAAAAGTTTTGAATTGCAACCCAAGAGAGACATATCAATCTCATAGTGTATGTCACTAATCTTGAAAAAATATTGCTGTTTATTAAACGTTATACTAATCTTCTTTTCATACTTTAATTCCGTTGGACTGTATTTTTTAATGGACTTCAACATTTGAGTGTACTTCCCAACGCCTTGCGGTCCATAAAATATCATGTTTTTCAGACCTGTTAGCTTATTAGGAAATTTTTGATATATTTTATTCATTTTTGGATGCAAATCTTCTTTTTGATTTGAAACAACGTATTCTTCAAAATGGGTTTCACGAAACTTCATTATATAATGAAGCGCAAGAATCTTTATTTGATTATATTACTTATTTTATTATTTCTGCGTTTTGTCTTTGTATATTATTGGAAATTTTATATTAAACACTTTTCACCATATTTAATCAGTCTAAGATATGAATATAGTTAAAACAATTGAACAATATGATGACAATAATATATATTTTTGCGATCCAATTAAAAACAACGTGATGAATGATGGGTTTTTCATCAGAATTCTATACTCAACGCCCTTATTCGTGGTTAATGGAATTAATTTATTTGTAGCATTAAACGATATAACGATTGATAAATATTACAACAAATACAGGTGCAGTTTTGTTGCAAATAATCACAAACAAACGATTGAGAGTATTAAAACAATTGAAGAAAATTTACTAAAAAATGTCAATATAAAAAATAAAATTCCGCAATTTAAAATTTATGAGCAGCTTAG